AACACCATCGAAGGAAGCCTTGCTCCGCTTGGCCATCCGGTGCTTGACGGAGAGTACGTGAGCGCCTCGCGACCAGAGGCGATCAATGCGCACCATGTTGGAGCATTCAACCGAAACGTGCAGCGCAGAGGTAATCGGGTATATGTGGAGAAGTGGGTAGACGTTGAGTTTGCCAAGAATACCGAAGGCGGCAGGAAGTTGCTGGAGGCCATCGAAAAGGGAGAGCCAGTTCATACCAGTACCGGAGTATTCCTTCGAAGAGAAATGGCTACAAATGCTGATGGTTATGAATGGATCGCAAGGGATATGCACATCGATCATGACGCGATCCTTATAAATCAGACTGGCGCAGCAACTCCTGATCAGGGAGTTGGAATGATGGTCAATGTTTCAGACGCCGTCCCGGTAGTTAATGTAGACGATTGGGCTGTGTCGTCTTTCATGAACTTTCTGAAAGAACTTTTCGCGGGCACCAGCCCAAAGCAACCAAAAAACATTCGGACAAATGAGGCCGATGAAATGACCGATGAAGAAAAGGCAGCCCTAGCGGCGAACATTGCCGAGCAGGTGGCCGCTTCCATGGCCCCACGTCTCGACGCCCTGGAGCAAGCCAACGCACAGCTGCGCGAGCAGCTTACCGCCAATACCCGCGCCGCCGAGGAAGGCAAGCGTGCCCTGGTCGCCGAGAAGCTTGGCCAGGTCGTGGCCGACGCTCTGACCGGCAACGCCTTGGACGAGGCATACGCCAAGCTTCAGACCGCCGCACCGCTGCTTCCGGGCTTCGCGGGCAACCGAAAAGACGATGACGACGGCCTCGACCAGCCGGCCAAGTAAGGAGGGCCTAAACCATGGCTGCAAACAAGACTTTCCTGGGCAGCGTGCACCGCAACTGCCCTGAGCAGATCGAGCTTCCCGCCCAGGCCACCGGCCTGCTGCCGGGCATGCTGGCCCTGAACATCGCCAACAAGCTGCAGGCGCACAACGTCGCTGATGCCGGCGGCTTCGTCTACGTGGTCAAGGAGCTGACTGCTGGCGGCAGCGTGGATGATGCCTACACCGTCAACGATACGGCCCAGGCCTACATCCCGCACTCCGGCGAGCTGTACCAAATGCTTGTAGCGACCGGCCAGGCCCTCTCGGTGGATACCCCACTGACCAGCAATGGCGCCGGCCTGCTGACCATTGCTTCCGGCACTGACGTGATCGTCTGCTACTCCGACGAGTCCGTCACCACCACCGCGACCACCAAGGTTCGCGTCAAATTCAAGTAAGGAGCGCCACGACATGGCATTTTTCCTCGATCAGGCCATCGTGGCCAATAGCGCCAATGCCAACGCCCAGTGGGGCGAGGTTGTGCGCCGACGCCGCGCCTTCCGCCGGCAAGAAGAGCATTTCGGTCAGATGCATGGCCCGCAGGTCAACGCCGCTGCCCGCATCCCGCAGGAAGTTTACCGCGACTTCGACAACCAGACGAAGCAGCTCATGACCGGCGACGAGGGTGGCGTGATCCTCAACGATCTGCTGCCGCTGGCCCGCTCGGTGCACATCGGCAAGATCGTCTCCGAATATCGCCAGGTATCCGATGCCACCCAGGCCCGCTCGTCCATCAGCGGCCAGCACAGCAAGCCGACCGACAAGGTCGAGTACGACTACGACGGCACTCTGGTGCTGATCCACGATGCGGCCGTCTCCCGCGAGTGGCGCGAGCTGGAGGCGATGCGGTCGGAAGACTTCGACGCCGTGATCGACGATCAGGCTGCCGCGGTCCGCGCAGTCCGCCGGCAGGTGCTGGACAACTTCCTGAACGGAGCGCCTGGCGTGCTCTACAAGGGGCAGGCCTCCTACGGCATCAAGAACAGCCCGAACACCCAGGCCATGGACCTGGGGGCGGCTGGCCTGAACATTGACTTGACCAGCGCGACCCTGACCTACGCGCAGGCTGAGTCGGTTTTCCTGGCCGCTCTCGCCGTACTGCAGGGTCCGGCGAACAATGTGGAAATGCCGACCACCTTCTACATTTCCGCTGAAATCTGGTTCAACCTGCTGCGCAGCGGCACCAACGACACTCGGTTCCGCAACTTCTTGGAGGCCCTGCGCGCGCTGCCGGGCGTGGCCGACATCAAGAAAACCAACGGGGCCAATGCGCTGACCGGTAACGAGTTCTTCGCGATAGCCCTGTCGAGCCAATACGTGCAACCCGTCGTGGCCATGGGCATGACCACCACCCCCATGCTGCGCCTGACCCCGTACAGCGACTGGAGCTCGCTCGTCTGGACTGCTGCCGGCCTGCAGATCAAGGCCGACGCGCAGGGTC